CCCGGGCCGTAGACGTTATACCAACGGTTAGGCTGGTTAAGGCCCAGCTCGAACGCATCGACTGTTTTACTATTCTCGTGTCCCATTATACTAGGTTATACCTGAGGTGGTCCCTGTGGCGGCTGGCCTGGCCCAGGAGGGCCGGCGGGAGCCTGAGGCGCTGGTGCCGGGCCTTGTGGAGGGGCGGCCGGCCTTGGCGGGGCTCCTGGTGGGGCTGGCGGGGCCGGTGGCAGCGGTGGCGGGGTAGGAGGCATCATAGCCTGCTGAAGCTCCTGGATGCTCCGCTGGACGGTCATCTTCTCTTCTTCTTGCTTTACCGCGATTTCCCGCATACGTTGCTCGTGGCTTCGTATATGGGCGGTGATGATGGTAATAGCCTGATCACCAGGCTTTTCTAGGTTCAGTTCCTTCATAAAGCGGACGTGGTGGTTGAGGTGGACCGGGTGGTTGTCGTACTCTCCGGCCTCGATCTGGATCTTGCTGTCCCGCATCTCCACGTTCTCGGTGCGGGCCACGTTGATGTCGACAGAGTCCTCTCGGAAGATGTCGACGGCGGACTGCATCTCGAGGAACTCGAAGAACTTCGCCTCGTCCGGCTGGTTCCGGTCGTTACGGAAGAAACCACGGTCGAGCATTTCCAACGCGAACTGCATGCGTGCGGCTCGAGACATCGGTAGGGAAGATCCGACGTCGACGACGACCCGGTAGCGTCCTTCCAGCTGGTTACGGCTGAACTCGACGACCGACGCGTTGTTCCCGACACCCATGTAGACTAGGCGGGTTTCGGTGTAGAACTGCTTGGCCAGCTCGAGGATGTGAGTAGCGACCTTGCGGAAGCTGTTCTCGTTCCACTGCAGGACTGGACCGAATGGCGTATCGTCTGCCTCTTGCAGCATGGCCATACCGGCGGCGGTGCGTACACCAGGAGGGTTCATCCCACGGCTGATGTAGTGATGGGACGACGTCTCCATCATGTCCGACTCGGTGCGGTCGAGCTCTTGCAGTACGTAGCCAGGGATAGGAGGCGGGACCCACGGTTCTGGCCGGCCGCCCAGCGGGCTGTAGTAAACCTTCTCGCCCGGCTCGCTCGTCCACGCGTCCTGGCTGATTTCGGCCGAGGTCGGGATGAGGAGCTTGGGCTTGGACATCAAGTTCTTGTTCTCTATGATCTGACTACGGGTGCGGTTGTACTCGCGTTGTAGCGGGATCAACTGCTCGATCACTCCGCCGGCCCAGAAGCGGCCAGGGTAGATGATGTAGTCAAACTTGATCAACGGGATCTCGCCGTGCTCGTACGGGAGATTCTCCTCATAGAGGACGAGGGTGTCTCCGACGAAGACGGCGTGGCGGCCTTGCGGGTACTTACCGGATGCCTTCTCGAAGTACTCCTTCAGCCGGGCCATGTCTTTGGCCTGTGGAGGAGTCTCTCGGATGCCCGTCCCGCCCTGCATGATCGGGTCGAACGGGTAGACGACCGCTTCCAGACCTGCCTCAGGTTGGATCTTTTCCTTAAAGTCCGGGTAGCGCTCTCGTAGACTATCGACCTGGAAGGCTTTGGCCCGCCAGACCCAGTTCATGTCGTCGACGGTGGTAGCGGTAGGCTCCGGGTAGACTTCAAACGGGGAGACGACGTCGAGCCCGACCTCGCCCATCTTCTGGACGGCCGCCTGCGGATTCTTCAACAGCTCGTCCGGCTCGACCATCTCCGGCATTTCGACGTTGTCGCCGGCTGCGTGGTCCCACCACGGCATGACGAACGCGGTGCCGCAGGAGAGCATCCAGCTGAAGAGCTCGATGGACTTGCGCCCGTCGAAGTCTTGGCTGTTCCAGATGTGCTTGACGAGCTTGTCCCCCACCTTCGCGGTGAGGATGTCTTGCTCATCTCCTGAAGCCGGGACTACGTCCGGCAGTGGGCGGGTCTTGAGCAGACGGCCCAGGGAGCTTCTCCAGATAGGGAGAATGCGGTTGGCGACTAGGCGGACTCGCCATGGCGGTGCCGGCGGCTCGATGATCTTGCGCTGGAGCTTGTGCCAGACAGAGTACTGGCGCCCGATCAACCAGGCGAGATTGAGACGCCACTGTGTCTCGTACGAGTTCCGGGCGTTTTCCGCATCCGTAAATCGTTCGGTCAGTGTGCCCCGTACTTTAGAGTCCAGCTTGATGCCGTCAGCCATTAATACTCAGTCTCCTCGCCAAACTCTAGTAGGGTGGCCTGGTCGTGCGCCTTGCGGCGCGTTGCGAGCATGGCCTCCCATTCATCGTCCTGCATTGGGTTGTCCCCGGCTGGGCGAGGGGCGAGGTGACCTTCCTGCGCGGCCTTGGCGATCACGTATTCGGAGGAGTTGCGGGAACCAGCGAGGAGAATCAGTTTGTCGATCAGTTCCTTACGGCTCTGTTCAAGGTGCCAGATGTAGAAAGCAAGGCCCCCTAATACAACGACACCAGCAATTACTGCCAGCCCTGTAAGATCCCACATAACAGCTCCTATTTCTCATCGAGATCTCCGCGTTTCGTACGACGGATCATCTCGTTTCTCATCTTGCTTTCACTTACCTGCAGGGCGTCACAGATAAGGGAAAACGTATCGGAGTCCAGAAACTTCATTGCATCTAACCCGTACTGCAGCCGTTCGTAGAGCGGTTCCCTGCCTTGCACGATGCTCTTGATGTCGAGGGCGGCCTGGCGGAGGATACCTACGATGAGGTACTTGAGGTACTCTTCCTTCTTTTGTTTTCTTAACGCTTGACGAAGTGGAATTGGATCCATGTATCACCCCTAGGATCCTAGTATACCATAAAGCGTCAAGCTTCCCAAGTCTGATCGTATAATCTTTCTTTGGGGATGCCTTGTGCCCAGTCGGGCGCTTGGCGACGCTGCTCGGGGGAAGGGGTAGGCCGGGAGACGAGGAGGTATCGGAGGGCGTCTAGGGCGTGGTCGTTCATCTTGCGGGGCCGCTCGGGCTCGTTTCGTCTGTTTCGGGTAGCCGGCCGGAGTTCGTCCCATATGTACTCCTTGAACTCTCGTATGAGGTTAGGGGCAGTTCCAGAAAGGATCTGGAGCTTCGGCAACCCGGTGGCCGGGTCGTCGACGTTGAGGTACCGCTGGACGACTGCGATGCCGGCGCCGACGTCGCGGAGGGCCTCCGAGATGGGGGCCTTAACGACGGGAATACCAGTCATGTAGTACTGCTGGGCCGGGCTCTCGCCTGAGGTACTGTCTTTATTGAAGGCGGACGGGTCGATCACCGAGTACTGGAACTTCTCCAGTGGGATCAGCTGGCCTGTCCTGGGGTCTTTCGTGGTGCGCCGCTTGACGATCGCCTTGGCGTGATCCAAAGCAAGCGGGCCGGGTTGGTAGTACTCATCGTAGACGTAAACCGTGCCGGTTGGGCTGATCGTTGCCCATAGGCACACCGTCGGGTTGCGTTGACCGTGGTCAATCGCTCGGTAGCGGTGCCAATACTCTGGGATGTTGCGGGTCCACTGCGCGTTAATAAGGATGCCTGGGGAGATATGGCGCGGGGTCAGGTTGTAGACCAGCCCGCCGGCCTCGTCCCAAGAGCCCTTGAAGTGGCGCTTCTTCCATTCCTCAGGCATCGCTTCCATGTCAGCGATGTACTCCTCAGGAAGGTTCTTAACGTTGTCCAGGGTGGATCCTTCGACCAGGAAGTAGGCTCCCGAGTCGAATCCCGGAATCTTGTTGTGGCCAGACGCTTCCTGGCCTTCCTTCGTGAACAGCTGCCAGTACCAGTTCCTGCCCCGGTAGTTGGCTTCTAGAAAGGCGTACTGGCGGGGCAGGTTGCCCCACCTTCCGGCCTGGCGGCGCAGGCGCTTAGTCAGTTCCTGCCAATGGTCCTCTGTAAGGCCGTCGTCGTCTGCCTGCGATATGCCGAAGAAGTTTAAGTTCTCCGACCTGTACTTCTTCGGATCCTCGAGGTTACGAAAGAGGATGGTGCTCGTGGCCTCTAACCGGGGGCCGGCCCGTAGTTCTAGGACTCCACCGCCGCCTTCCGAGCGGCGCCATTTCTTGATGAGGCCTTCCGGACAGATTTCCATAAACTGCGGAATCAGCGTTGAGACGAGCTCGGGATAGGTGAAACGCGCTAGAAGCCCTCTGGAGTCTGGGTGCTTCACAGCGATGGCGATAGCCCGTCGGCAGAACGCAGACGTTTTGCCGCAGCCCATTGTCCCGACATAGGCTGCGTATCGCTTAGGGGTGGTGATGAACGCGACCTGCTTAGGATTCCACTCGCGCTCAAAGACTTCTGTACTACTCATATGTACCCTTGGCAGGATCCGCTACTGGCTGTCCTGTCGGGGATACCGGACGAGCACGACGGGCGTCTGACTGGACTGGTCCGTAGTCTCGGTTCCAGGCTTCCATAGAGATGTGATCTCGTAGTTCGCGGATAGCCTGGGTTAGTTGCTGGATAGCGTCGTACAGCTCGTCGAGGGTGGTGTTATCCCGCTGCGGCCGTTGGAGGGGATTGGTCTCGTCCTTCGTCGGAGGCAGCGACAGGTTGTAGTTGTTCGGCTGGTTCGGCATTCTTTGCTCCCGTGAGGGCTTCAATGCCCACCATGATTAGCAGTACAGTCAGCTCTCCGACCCCGGACATAGGCGTTTGCAGCACCATATCCTCGAGGTCGCGGTACAGCTCCTCGGGTATGTTGACGGCACGCCAGCGGGTGGGATTCTTTGGACCGGCCATTATTCTGGCTTTAAGAGCATCTGGTGCTCGATGAAGTTAGCCGCGACCAGGAAGCCTAGACCAACTAGGATGTTGCCGGCTGACGCATATCGGAACCACTCGGCGCACCCGTAGGCTTCGATGATGCTCGGCGCGACGACCATCGGGTTGGCTACACGGTGTAACAGAGGCAGCCCGGAGTTAACGTTGTCGCTGATGGAGTGTTCGACTGTGAGGGCTACGACGAGGAAGGCGAACGCGGCTGCAAACCCACGGGCCGCGAAGATGGCAAGGGCGGCTGCCCAGATGCCGGTCTCAAGTGCGCTGAAGGCAGAGATGCGGTCGGCCGGTACGTCGATGTTGATGAACGGGAACTTGCTTTGGAAGAGTGGGCGCTTGTTCTTGAGGTTGTAGGAGAGGATATGCTCGACCACGAGGCCGACGAATAGGAGTCCACCACCAAGCACCCGACCACCGCCCTTGATCAGGGCGAACCAGCCGGTGAGGGCGGCGTCTTCTATGGCGGTAACAATGCCGATCTTACGAAGGAAGTCCATGTTTACCCCTTTGTAGGTACTAGATTTACTGGCCAACGGAGCCAGTACGGTACGGTCGGAGGTACTGACATGTCTCGGAAGTTAAGTGCATGACCCGGATGGATCTCGTCGCCCATAAGCCAGGCGGTCTGCGGGATGAAGTCGTAGCCCTTCGGTGTAGGGAGGGCGTCTTTTAGAGTCCTTTGTTTCTCGGTGTAGTAAGGGTGAGGGGCTGTTAGATCTTGGTCCCTGTCAGCAGGAAGAACGGCCTTCCCGCCAGGCAGACCTGACGGCTTCGTTCTCGCGCCGGTGTCGTACGCCCTGTCAGGCTGGCTGAGTACGTACTGCAGCCATTCGAGGCGCCGGAGTTCGTCAGGCAGGAGACGGGCCATTAGACAAACCGATCGCCACTAGGGGCAAACAAACCAAAGAGGGGACGCCTCATAGCGAGTCGGTTCTTAATCCACTGTACTATCATATCTCGACCAGCGCTCCCTCTACGAAGCGATCTTTCGCCTCGGTGATGGTGAACTTCTTGCCGTCGTCGATGTGGACTGGATCTCCGAAGAGGACGCCGTATCGCAGGCCCAGCGCCTGTGCGATCTCTCCGACGCGTCCCCGCTTCTCAACGGGAGAGGCCTCGAAGTCGATCGCCCGGCCCCAGTTGTGGTACGACAGGCCAGGCTGGGACGGCTCGTGCACGATGCCGCGTCGCTTGCGGCACTCGAAGTTGTTCGTCGAATCGTTCCAGCAGTCGATTAGCTCTTGCTGGTAGGCGTTGCTGCGGTAGGCAGTATTGAGGGTGACGGCGATGCCCTCGGCCTTAGCCCTCTCGATGACTAGACGGATGAGCTTGGCGAAGTCCGGGGCCGCTTGCATTATAGAGGATACTTGTTCTTGAAGGCGGTGACGATCGCCGCCATGATGTTTTGTACTGTCGTTCGCTGTGCCGGGGTCATTTCGTCCAGGACGTTTATCGGCGATTGTGGGGTCGATGAAACAAGCAGGCCGTTCTCTTTAATGGTAAGCTTCCACTCTACCGTCAGCTGCTTGGTATCAACGTCGAAAGAGATGAGGGTTGGTTCGGCTTCCAATGTCTTGGTGACGGTCTTAGCCATAGGAACCTAGGCCCTTATCTGCAACTTTCTCTTCAAGCTTCTCTAGTATCTGAACGAGGACGTAATGAAGCGGCTGGCCCGCTACCGGTGCGGGCAATCCCAATCGGAGAGCTATCGCGCGGATGCGTTCGTTGCCGTCCGCAACCTGCTTCTCAAACTCCTGGTCATCCATCTTATAGCTCCTTAGTGTCTAGGTTTTCCTTGAACACGAAGTCGACCTTGCCCTTGTGTTCTACCTCGGAGCGCTCTCGGTAGGATGGGTCTAGCTTGCCGAGAAGGAACTTCAACAGGCCATCACTGGTCATGGCCCGCTTCTGGAGCACGGCCTCGAGCTCGTCCTTGAGGAGGATCTCGTTCTCTTCTATGATCTCGTCCATCGACTGGGCGAAGACAACGTCTTCCAAGATCCATCTCTTCAATGTCTTGAGAGACAGATCCGCCTCCTCAAGGGCCTTCGAGCGCATACCCCACTTACGGAAGGCAACAAGGAAACGCTCCTTGTGCGGGAGGGACTCGTCGGTCTTGATCTTGCGTGGCCTCGCCATAAATGAAAAGGCCCCGGGTTACGGGGCTTTCGGTTCGAGCTTTGCCATTAAGTCGTGGGCTCCGAAGGTAGCCGCCGCGACAACGAGCACGTTAGCGGCTTTCGTGAGCTGGGTCAAGAACGGATTTGTGATTACGGCCTTGAGCCCCACCATGCCAAAGATATCGACGCCGTATACATAAGTGAAAATAGCAGCAAGAGCAACGACAACCGCCTTAGTCTGAGTCTCATTCTTTACTCCTAGCCACCGGATCCCTTCGACGACTGTCTTGACGAAGAGACCTAGCGTGCCCAGCATAGGAACGATCTCGAGTAGTTTGTCCATTATACCATGTAGGCGACAGCGTGACCGGATTCGATCATTCTCGCACTGAAGTCGGATCCGTCCGGTAGTATGATTCTAGCGAGGAACCTACCGTACTTGTCTTTGCGGGAAGCGGTTAGCGTGACGAGAGTTCCTGGCGGGCAGATCGAAGTGGCGTAGTCTCGTGCTTCCTTACCGCCGGGCTGGCTAAGCTCTGGGGCGTTGATGCCTTCCACACGTACGTGCTCGCCGTGGATGACTTCTCCCGGCTTGCTCCCACGATGTACAACGGGAGTATCCCCGTCATACCACACGTCGATGAGGGCAGGGAAAGTGTAGACCCAGGTTGGGATACTAACTTCGCTCATAGGAAGGGATCAGCCACCACGGAGCCGCCTTAGCAAACGGCTCAACGCGACGGGCCATGACTGTCCCGTTGCGGAGGAGGAGAGGGCCCGCTAAAGGAGGGCACAGGGGTTGTGCCCCTCCATCTTCATTATACCATATCTTGTGGGTTTGTCAAGTGGGGGACCACCAGGGACTCGAACCCTGAACCTGGGGCTTAAAAGGCCCTCGCTCTATCCGTTGAGCTAGTGGTCCGTGGCGCGCCCACCGCGAGTCGAACGCGGCTTCCCGGCTTCGCAGGCCGGAGGTTTATCCGATAACCTATGGGCGCATGGAGGGCCCGGGGAGAATCGAACTCCCGTCTAGGGTTTAGGAAACCCCTATTCTTTCCACTGAACTACGGGCCCTAACCCTGTACTATCCTCGTACAGGTCGCCTGCCCGGATTCCGACAGGCTAAGTTTGAATGAGTAAGCTATTACGCCGGGTTCTGTCCAGATCCTACGCTCGGGCCGTAAGACCCTGGCCGATCATCTGTCTGGGCCAGCTGTTACCAGCTAGCTCGTGCGCTCATTTAGGGTCTGCGAGCAGCGTCATCCCCAGGTCTGAGCTTGCACCGGATAGAGTTTGCCGCGTTTCACTCCGGCAACTTCGCCCCCTGTACGCGAAAGCGGATGCCCTAGGTCGGCCTAGGCCATTAAGGGAGCCATCCTTGCCGGCATCGTCACTGTGGCACTGGTCCTCGGGTCACCCCGGATGGCCGTTAGCCACTATCCTGCTCTTTGGAGCCCGGACGTTCCTCTGTCGGTTGGGTGGTATCTGTAGCGGGACGGAACCCAACGCCAGGCTCTACGTGGCGTTGGGCTGTCCCTCCCACCACCGTACAGCGATCAGCTTGCCTACTCACATCTAGTGTAGCACGTCTGTCAATTGGCCGGCCCGGAGGGAATCGAACCCACATAGACCTGTTTAGAAGACAGGCGCCTCATCCATTAGGCTACGGGCCGTGGTACCCCGTGGTGGAGTCGAACCACCAAGTGCCGGTTTATAAGACCGGTCAGATCACCGTATCTGCTACGGGGTATGGCGGAGAGGGTGAGATTCGAACTCACGAGGCTTGCGCCTACCCGCTTTCCAGGCGAGCGCACTAGTCCACTATGCGACCTCTCCTTGCTAAGGACTTACCGATCTTGTTAAGGCCTTCTTCTAGCGTCTCGCATGGCGTTCCTACAACTACACTATCGTCGCGCCAGAAGTTTAGGTCGTGGAAGTCTCCTAAATGGATAGGAGTGAGAACCATAATGTACCAGAAATCCTTATGGTTCGTTATTTCAACTTCGATTTCCCTGTACCCAGGAGGTATCATATGGTAGGCCCGGTCGGATTCGAACCAACGACCCCTCGCACGTCAAGCGAATGCTCTACCTCTGAGCTACGGGCCTATACCTCAGTGTTACTCATAGTATTTTCCGCCCCGGCTACCTGCTCATCCGGTAGTCCTAGCGGCCAAACAACCACTTTGTTACTTCAGCGTGAGCGTGTTGTTCGTTTCTACATGTGTTGTTCGTTTCTACATAGACACCTCACACGGGAATTTGTCTGGAGCGGCCCACGGGAATCGAACCCGTCTCTCAACCTTGGGAAGGTCGTGTTCTACCGATAAACTAGGGCCGCATGGAGCGGGAGACGAGATTCGGACTCGCGACCTCATCCTTGGCAAGGACGCGCTCTACCGCTGAGCTACTCCCGCTTGGTACCCGACCAGGGAATCGAACCCCGCCAGCCGCTGTGTAGGAGCGGTGCACTACCACTATGCGAGTCGGGTATGGCTCTGGAGGATGGATTCGAACCACCGACCAACCGGTTAACAGCCGGCCGCTCTACCCCTGAGCTACTCCAGAATATGGGGTGACCGGCGGGTATCGATCCCGTCTCTAGGAGGTTCACAGCCTCCTGTGCTGCCTCTACACTACGGCCACCATGGAGCGGGTAGGGAGAATCGAACTCCCACCTCTTGCTTGGAAGGCAAGGGCACGGCCACTATGCAATACCCGCATTTTGGTGCTCGCGGAGGGAGTCGAACCCCCACGGCTATTATACCACAGGCTTCTGAGACCTGCGCGTCTGCCAGTTCCGCCACGCGAGCTTGGTGCCGGGCGGGAGACTCGAACTCCCATGGCTGTTAACCGCTAGGCTCTCGACCTAGTGCGTCTACCGTTTCGCCAGCCCGGCTATTGTATTCGTCTTCGGCCGGCGCCTGTACACGCCAGTCTTGACGTAATCCCTGATCGTCTTCTCTAGCTGCAAGATTACTCCGCTCGGACGGGCGTCTCGCAGCAGTGTCGGCAGCCAGCCCGGCACACGTTTGATCGTGCCGTCCTTCTGCTTATGCGTCTCCCAGACCGGGATGAGAACCTTTGCAATGAAGTACAACTCAAATGGCCCGTAGCAGACGGCCTCGAGCAGGAACTCGTGCTTGATCCGCATTACGTCCATCGTACCTCGTTGTTACACACCCAGAGGAGTGGTAGGCCCGGTGGGATTCGAACCCACACGTCTTGTGGACATCGGTTTTTGAAACCGACGCGTCTGCCGTTCCGGCCACGGGCCTATGGTGCAGGTAGAGAGATTCGAACTCCCACGGGTTTCCCCACTGGCTTCTAAGACCAGCGCGTCTGCCATTTCGCCATACCTGCATGGTTGGGGATGTGGGACTCGAACCCACGACCCCACGCTCCCGAAGCGTGTGCGCTACCACTGCGCTAATCCCCATTGGTGAGCCCCGAGGGATTCGAACCCTCACTGAACCGGGTTTAAGCCGGTGCCCTCTACCGGTTGGGGTACGGGCTCTTGGTGGACCGACGGGGAGTCGAACCCCGAATCTTCGCCATGCCATGGCGCTGCGTTCCCATTACGCTATCGGCCCGCGTCAAGCAACTTGTAGTACTCGTCCCACCTCTCACTGACTTCTTTCCAGGTAGGACCGTAATCTCCCTTGAGGTAGGCTGTAGGCCGGGCGCCGTCCACTACCCACGCTCTGAGATGCTCGAATGTACGTACGAGCTCGGTAGACAATGGGGAACGTGGATGGCGTTCCATCCGCATCCGTGTGAACCCGGCCGGATTTGTGAGCGCGAAGACGATCGTGCCGTCTTCCTCAACGTCCAGCAGACATTCCATCTCTGGGATCTGCACTTTGCACCACGGTGTTACCGTATATAATGCCTTGCTATGGTGGACCTGGGGAGAATCGAACTCCCATCCCGCCCGTGCGAGGGGCGTGTGCTTCCATTATACCACAGGCCCTTGGTATCCCCACGGAGATTCGAACTCCGGTTCTCGCCTTGAAAGGGCGGCGTCCTGCCTCTAGACGATGGGGACATGGCCATCCCGAAGGGACTCGAACCCTTAACATTCGGTTTAAGAGACCGACGCTCTAACCAGTTGAGCTACGGGATGATGGTGGAGCTAGACGGGCTCGAACCGTCGACCTCCCGCGTGCAAGGCGGGCGCTCTTCCACTGAGCTACAGCCCCATGGTGGACCATGTTGGAGTCGAACCAACCACCTCCACTTTATCAGAGTGGCGTCCACACCGCTAGACGAATGGTCCATGGCAGGGGTAGTAGGAATCGAACCCACAGTTGCGGTTTTGGAGACCGCCGGTTTACCATTAACCGATACCCCTATGGCGGGGACGACGGGAATCGAACCCGTGACTCCGGCTCGACAGGCCAGCATCTTACCACTAAACGACGCCCCCTTATGGCGCACCCGGCAGGAATCGAACCCGCTATACGACGTTCGAAGCGTCGTGTGATGTCCAGTTCACTACGGGTGCATGGAGGCGGTTGAGGGATTCGAACCCCCGGCTGGAGAGTTTGCAGCTCCCTGCGTTGCCTCTTCGCCAAACCGCCTGGTGGACAGGGAGAGAATCGAACTCCCCACGCCGGCTTCTTCAGAGCCGCGCTCTACCACTGAGCTACCTGTCCATGGTGGGCGGAGAAGGACTCGAACCTCCGTAGACCTTTCGGTCATGGGCTCTACAGGCCCGTGCAATTGCCGCTATGCGATCCGCCCGTATGGTATCCCCGACAGGAGTCGAACCCGCCTTTCGGCCTTGAGAGGGCCGCGTCCTAACCGATAGACGACGGGGACATGGTTGCGGGGCCTGAGTTGAACAGGCTCTGGTGGGTATGAACCACCCGTGGCACCGGCCCACTCCCCCGCATGATGCACCCACTAAGCCGTAGCCCAGTGAGCGGTTCTCTGCTATTTCTCTACTAGAAAATGATACCCTATCCAAGCCCAGACTGCAAGCCTGTATGGCCAGGTGATGTGGCGCTTGATGAAGTCGGTCAGCGGCACCCACATGTCGTACCGGTTCGCTAGCCCCAGCGTCTCAGCGACCGCGAAGAAGCCACCGAATACCCACCAGATCCAGTCAGCTACGTATGTGTGCATGTTACTTGGCGGAGGGTAGACGATTCGAACGCCTACGCGGTCACCCGCGCCCTCAGTTTTCGGGACTGGGCCGTTGCCATTCCGGCACCCCTCCATGGTCGGGGATGCAGGATTCGAACCTGCGATCTCAACTTTCCAAAAGTTGCGGGACGGGCCGCTTCCCTAATCCCCGATTGGTACCGAAGGGTGGACTCGAACCACCGGCCTTACGGGTATGAACCGTCTGCGCTACCACTGCGCCACTTCGGCTGGCGGAAGATGAGCGATTCGAACGCTCGGAGCCTTTCGGCTCAGACGCTTAGCAGGCGCCTCCATTAAACCACTCTGGCAATCTTCCTGGCGGAGGGCGAGGGATTCGAACCCCCACAGCTACGTGCTGCCACTCGTGTTCAAGACGAGGCCGTTACCTTTCCGGCAGCCCTCCTGGAGCCCCAACAGGGAATCGAACCCTGCCACCGGCCTTACCAAGGCCGTGCACTACCACTATGCTATAGGGGCATGGTCGGGACGTCCGTTGATCCGGACCAGGGCTAGCCCCGCGTTCACCGCATCCCGATGGAGCCCGAAGCGCGAATCGAACGCGCACCTGCGGTTTACGAAACCGCCGTTCTACCATTGAACCATACGGGCTGGAGCCGGCGACAGGATTCGAACCCGTGACCTTCGCTTTACAAAAGCGCCGCGCTACCACTGCGCCACGCCGGCTTTGGCTGAGGAAGAAGGAGTCGAACCCTCATTCACGGGTTCAAAGCCCGCTGTCCTACCGTTAGACGATTCCTCAACGTGCTTGTCAAGGTGCTGTTCTTGCTTTTCACGACGGCGGTGACAAGTATCGCAAAGACAGACGCACTTGTCAATCTCCGCCTGAAGCTTCTTGCTACCTACCAGATGCCGCTCGTGGGTCGCGCTACCAATCGTGAACGACTTCTCTTTCTTGTCTAGATGGTGGAACGTTAGGTTGGTAGTGCTCCCGCAATCAGCGCATTCCCTGCGCTGCGACAGGATCTGCTGCATCGCTTTGGTCTTCTGTAACCGGAGCCGTGCCTGGCCTTTCATATTGGCTGCCGAACCTGGATTCGAACCAAGCCTTCGGGTTTCAGAGACCCGCGTACTACCCCTATACTATTCGGCAATAGGGAACACCTATCCACTATACTCATTATACCACACTTTTAGAGTTTGTCAAGGGTATTTCTGCGCCCACGAAGGGTCGCGTTCAGATGATCGTCCAGGGCCCTCCACTCCAGCCATACGAGCAGGCCCCAAAGATCGTAAGCAGCGTTAACCCAGTTTTCATTCCAGATCAGCTTCAGCATAGTCCCGCCGTAGAACTGGGTGTACCGGATCTTAAAGTCTATCTCCCTCATGAAGACAGCACCGACAGGCTCCCGTCTACTCGCACACGGAATAGCTCCACCTTAGGAACACGGCGGAGAATAACTGCCTCAGTAGGCCCATGATCTACCTGCTCGGGCCGCCCGCCCAAGCTTGGCAGGGACAGGCTGATGCTTTCCGATCGGTTGAGTAGGTAATCCCTGGGCGTTATCCACGGCCGGTTGGACTCAGTGATCCGGATATGCCACGTACCAAACGGTAGTGGCGTGATCTCAAACTCCAGCTCGACCAGCTTGGACACTGGGAACTTTAGCCCTTTTCCCACGGCTCTAACCCTACTACCTGTATACCATGCACTCCGAGCTGCTGGTGAAGCCACCACTGCAGCTGTATCCGCAGATCTTCGACGGTGGCGTTAGGCTTCTGCCCTCTAGGCGGCTCCGTGCCATAGTCCTGCTTGTGTAGCATCTGAGCGATCTCGCCAACCCAGTCGCCGTTGTTCGCGGACGTGAAAGGCCTCAGCCCTGGCTTGTGCACCGGCTTGCCATTCGCGTCGAAGTAGTGCCCATAACCCAGCACGTCTTCCAACAGCCACATCAGGTTGGCTACCTGATACTCGTTCAGCCTCAGGGTCCAGGTGGCCGGTCCGCCTTTCGCTATATGCGGCCATAGCACATTCATTACGAACCCTCCCCTATCCTTGTCCCTAGCAGCTCGAGGCGCTTCCTGCGCCAGGCTTCTAGAGCCGGCCGCGTGAGCTTGGCCTCTCGCAGGGCCAGGTCCACTACCGGCATGATCTGCATCTCCTCGAACATACTAACATTCCTGCCGATAGATGGCAAGGCGGTCTCCAGGGCTTCCAGAAGCATCATTGCCTCCCGCTTGTACTGCACTTCCTTATTTGGTTTTCTTGGGGTTCGCTTGGTTCGTGACATAACCGCTCCTCCACCAGTCAGTCTCTTTCCAGTCTTTAGTTTGGTAGTTGAAAATGTTCGCTGCCTCGACCTGCTGGACGATTGCCGGTAAGCTGAAGCAGACCGTCTCCGTGCCCCACTCGAGCGCCCTGACATGATACACCGGCGTCCCGGCCATATCCCCTAAGAACTGGATCTCGATGGTAACGTCGGGGAACTTACCCGGTCCTTGCGTGGATGGCCGCGTAGTACCGGGAAGGAAGAGCAAATTCCAAGTATGCAATAACATCGTCAAGTGTCGCCTTTCCAATTCTGTCGTAGGGGATCCACCCTCCCCTATACGGGCCATATGGGAAGGTGACGTACCAATACCAGTCTCCTGAATGGACGTCCTGCCGCTTGCTTAGGCTGAACTCTATCTCGATCATGCGCCGTTAGGGTACATCTCTAGGATGGGAATGACGTCAGCAAGATCTCCGGACCAGGGCTCTAGCTTCCAGGCCTTCACGGTCGCAGGCGGCGGGTACATCCGCAGGATCGGAATGCCAACCCCATAAGTGAAGTGGTGCATAGGACGATAGAACTCCACCGGATCCAGCTCAAGGTAGAACTCGTACTCTTTCATACGCCCCTCCTACGCAGTTCCCACTCCCACTCTAGGATGATCATCACGCCTTCCGGAAAGCGCAAACGTGAGGTTGACCCCAAACCTAGCACGCCAGCTTCTTTCCTTGGTAAGGGTGTGCCGTCCGCCAAGGCGGCGTAGAACACATGCCCTCCCCAAGAATGCGGCTCTGCTCTTAACGTAAACTTTATTTCTTTAGTGTTTCCCATGCATACTCCAAAAATTCTTCCAGCTC